TAGTTCTTCTGCAAATCTTCGTGTATGTAATCAGTTACAAGATTCTTGAGTTCTTGATAATCAAGTGTTTCAACTGTCTCTTTGACGAACCTTCTTGCAAAGGTAACATAATCTTTCTCATTAAGTGGATTAGTCATTGTTATGCTCCTTGATAGTAGTTAACTGGTTCTTCTTCTTTGACACTTATCAATTCGTGTCCTTCTGTGTAGTCAGATACATCATAATACTGGTAGTTTCCATTTTGAAACTGTAGTCTTGCATCTTCTTCATTCTCTGCATAGATTTCAACCTCTGCATAAGCGATAAACTTCTCTTCAAAAATAAATTTCTTTTTAGTCATTGTCTGTACCTCCGAATACTTTTGCATAGTAACCGATTCTTACATAATCTCTCTTCAGTACACACATCTTGAATACAAATCCAAATAGGTGTGAGAGTTCGTGTGCGGATAACTCATCAAAGTTCTCCCAATCTTCAACTGCGATTGCATTGTCCATATCACAACCACCGCCAGTAGCGTATGATGGTGCTGACATAAAAACTGCATCTTCATCAATCCAGAAGTGCATACCTAGTGTTTCTGATACTGTGAACAATACTGCTGTTCCATCATCAGGTAGAATTTCCATTTTTGAAGTCATAAGGGTTTCTTCTCTGTATATACCTATTATAATCGAAATAGGTTGAAATGCTACTGTCGTTGTGACAGTTATTAAAGTGGTTGGGCGGTAGTTGAGTACGCAACTGTTTGAACTACCATTAAGTATGTTGATCTAGAATTAACTCTCATACACCCAATAATTCAACTGGTTTATAGATAACCAGCTGTTTCCATTCCAGGCTCATCATAGAACCAACTGAATCCAACTTCGGGAAACATATCCCTTAATTTTTCGCATACCTCTATTGGAGGCCCCCACGCTGTACTAAAATTGATTTCAATTTGCTCATCATCATAATCATCTATTTCTACACTTCCATTAATATCCCACTTAGTTCCCCAATTTGAAATGTTCCAATTATACCATCTATCGTCATTCCTTCCACTCTTAGGAAATTCCATAGTTACGAATGACACTTCGCCAGTTTTTGGATTTTTGTGTTCTCTTCTTACTGGTAGTTCTCCATCTGCATTTGGTGTATTATTCCAATCTGGACTAGGGATAATCTTACCAAAGACAGTATCCTTCGATTCAAAAATTTCTTTAATTTTTTGAATGTCTTGAATGTTACTGTTTCTTGCGTAAGCAGTAACTCTGTTTCTGCACCAATTTGGCATAGTTGAAAAATTGAATAATGTTTGTTATGTTTTAATTATAATCGGTAGGTTACGAAAATCTACCGATTGTGTGACACTAATTAAAGTGTCATAAGTTCTTCAAATGCTTCCACACTTAATGCTGTATAATTATTTTTTTCACATTCTTCTATACCTTTATCAGATAACTCTTCAAAATCATACTCTGGATATATTAATACTATTTCTACAGTATTATACTTATCACATATTCCAAGATTATATTTCTCTTGATTATCGTAGTAAAATTTCTTCTCATCATTTGTGAGTGAGTCAAAATTTCTATACATGATGTTTTTGAGTTTCATAATCAAAATAATTTTCTTATGACTCTATATTAGTTCATCAAGGCAACAAATCAATAAAAGATAGACACTAATAAAACTGTCACATCACTACGTTGCCGTGTTCGCCTCCCATATTATAGTGTCATCATATTTACTTTTTCTTTTTTTGATTAATTCTAATTCATTCCAATTTTGCTCGAAACAACATAGGCATACATGAATACGTTTATGTAGAAATGTAGTTAAGTCACATTGCTTTCGAGGTTTTGTAGCAATCTCGATAGAGATATATCTCGTAGGTTTTTTCCAACCTCGTTTATGCTCTGTTTCACTGGCAACAAAATATACCCAACCTTTATGGACTTGCCCGAGTGGTGTAGTCCATACTACATAATCGTTGACTTGTGGATTATAACCAACGCTCATTTTGTAGTGTCCACTTTGTAACGTCTCGTAGTCTCTCAACTACAGTAGCATCAGGTGTCCACCCTAAATCTCGCATCTTACTGCCGTCTAGTGCGTAACGTAAGTCATGGCCTGGCCTTGATGAGTGAAAGTCAACCATTTCATATTTCAATTTCTTATCTTGTGCTTGAGCAATTATCTGGGCGAGTTTTAAATTATCTAACTCTTCAGCACCTACGATATTAAACTTAGGGCATTTGGCATTGCCCCATGATTTATCAAATTTACCTTTATAATTGAGTAGAAACAATACAGCACTTGCAACATCATCAGCGTGTATATAGTGTCTCGAGCCAGGCACAGTTCTCGTGCTGTCACTATGGATAGTGACTTTCTCGTTGTCTCGTATTCTGCGAATACACATTGGAATATACTTTTCTGGGTGTTGTCTCTCGCCAAATACATTCATAGTATGAGTTATATAAACTGGTAGTTGATATGTATTCTCGTAGGCAACTGCTAACTCTTCTCCGCCTGCCTTGGTAGCACTATATGGATTTGTAGAATTATATCTATCATTCTCTTGATACTTGATACCGTCAGGAGCTGGCCCAAATACCTCGTCAGTACTAAAATATAGGAATCTTTCGAGGTGGTCGAGTGACCTTGCAAAGTCTAATATATTACAAGTTCCTACTACATTATCCATTACAAATTCCATTGGATAATCAATACTTCTATCTACATGAGAGCCAGCAGCAAGATGTAAAATATAATCTACCTTACCAATCTCACGTCTTACGAGTGGATTTAATTCTGCCTTTAAATCATGCCAGACTACCTTAACTCTTTTTCTCTCGTTAGGTGTACATTCATACTGTAATATATCATTGAGACGATTAAGATTACCACTATAATCAAGTCTATCAAGTGTAACTATATTCCAATCTGTTTGAGTTAGAATACGAGCAATCAAGTGATGTGCTATAAATCCAGCACCACCAGTAATCAATGCAGTTTTCATTCGTTTGTTGTATCTTCTAAAAGTCTGATAAAGAACCATTGATATGATTCATCATCGCCAAGGGAAAATTCCTCAAAGATAGCGTGTGCTTCATCATACATCTTTAAATCTACCAGTTCAGTTAATCTCTGACAATAGTAGTTTTCAATTAGAGTAATACACTCTTCTTTGGTTTTGTCCATGATTATGTATAATAAGGTGCGAGAAACAAAAATCATAACTAAGATGATTTTGTTTCCCCATTGATATTATAGAGCATCTAAGTCAGAATGGCGAGCCCTGTGTGTAGGTTTATCAACTGTCATAGGTGTGTACTCATAACCATACTTTTTTAGATATGATTCAAATTGATCATCAGGCACTTTGCCTTCCCAATATTCCTTCTCAGTATAAACTCTTTTAGTTTCAATTAATTTCTCAGTTTCTATCTCGTCACTCTCATCAGCATTTGTATGATGTGTAACTTCTTTTAAAGTTTTAAGATAATCTAAAACATGTTGTCTTATTTCCATAAGTTGTTCATAACAACCTTGATTATGAGCACAACCACGCAAATCGTGGTCAGGTTTTAATACTGACTCTGTGAATAGAGATAATGCTCTATCGTATTTGATAGCTGGTGTTTCTTCCCCAACTGAGGCTTGGTCTTTCATTGTAGTAAGATAGTAATTTTACTAATTGCTATTGTCGCTAGAAAACATAACATAATTACAACATCAAATTGTTTATGTTTGATATAAAAGGGCATACAAATAACATCAGCAATAACGTGAATAATTGCACCATAGAGTGTTGATATATGTAGTATAACAAAATATGCAACAATAATCAAGCAAGAGCCAGTAATTCTACCAGCAACTAATAAATTCATTTAATTAATTATTTACGATTGAAATTGCTGGTTCGCCTTTGTTGAATACAGTATCAACAACTGCTTCAACTTTGCGAGCAGTGGTAATTCCAACTTTGCTATAGACAGGTATGCAAACTAAACCAAACGTCTTTGTGGCGTCTCCTAGACGTATTACACGTCCGATAGTTTGACTTATACCTATGTAGTCCATACTTCTTAGAAATAGAACTGCTTCCAATCCATTGACATTGATACCCTCAGATAGAATACTATGATGTAGAACTACAAACTTTTTAGTTGTATCTCTACCCCAAGCATTAAGAGTATTAAAGAACTCTTCTCTATCAACCTTCTCGCCATCTACGATAGCGCCAGTTTTAGATGTGATAGTCAACCATGAATAACCACGATCTGCTAACTCTTGAATGAAATCAGTTTGAGATAATAGAGCGATGATTTGTTTAGTTGACTTAGCACATATCAATACTTTATTCTTACATATATTATCAATCGAGTCAATCATTTGTTCACAATCACGATCAGCAACTAACTCATCTTTCTGTAATATTCTTGATTGATATACTTCTACTTTAGGTGGTAATATGTAACCTTCTTTGACTAACTGTGGAGCAGGCACTTGACATATCACTTGACCATACTCTGGCCAGTTCATACCCGCCTTGACAGGTGAACGACTATGCTTTGGTGTAGCAGTGAAGTAATAACATCTTTCAGCAAAATGAGAGAAGTGTTCAGTAGCAGGGAAAAAATTCTTTTGTACTGAATTATGTGCCTCATCAAAATAGATAGTATCAACAACAATGTGACTATCAACAATTTTGTGAAGTGAATGATATGTTGTGAAGATCAATAGATGTTTTTGATCACAAGCAGTATCATAATTAAACTGACGAATATCATCTACCTTAGTTGTACTGAAGTGATGAGTCTCTCCACTATGAACGTGCATTACATTGATAGTATTATTTGGTTCTGCAGCACCATCAAGATTATGATATAAGAACTCTGCTGATAACTGGTTAGCAAGTAGAATACGAGGAGCAACAACTACAATCGTTTTAGATAATACTGTTCTGCTAAACTCATTCATAGCATCATCAATCATACACATTGTCTTACCACCACCAGTAGGAATAATGATTTGCCCCTTAGTGTTACGAAGCATTGCCTTAACAGCTTTGGTTTGATGTGGTCTAAGTGTAAGAGTCATTCAAGTAATAATCGTATATGTACATTATAATCAGACAGGGCGGCATAGCAACCAGCCCATGTGACAGTAATTCAACTGGTTAGGTATTGTTTTTCGTATTCTAATAGTTCTTTAGGCACGTCTAATATATTTGATTCGATTGGTTGAGCGTGTTTCCATTGAGTTTTATTCTCATCTTTCTTATATAATGATATGTTTAGAGAATTATACT